GCAGAACCAGTAATCCAAGTCTTGTAACGTCTATCTTCAGTTTCTGAAGCTCTATATCTAACATGTAAGAAAGGTCTCTTAGCGTTTTTACCAAGTATTTGGTCATAAACACTAGTTGATCCTGCAGGTACAAGTAGTCCGTTAATACGTCCTGATCCTGCTCCTGTTGGAAGTCCACCTCTCATTGTTGGGTCATTTAAGTATTTCCAGTCAGTTTTGTAGAAGTCGTAACCTCTTCTGAATCCAGAGAAACCTAAATTTAACGCCATTTCTTCGTCATTATCAAAAAGACCGTATGAAGTACCACCAGCTCCGTAAGAGTTTTGGGCAGCTAACATATCGTCAATATCAAAAGCAAATTGTCTGTCAACGAATAATACGTTTTCTTCAATTGCTCCTTGCTTATCTAGTCTACTAATAACAGCATCAAAGTCAGCTAATACTGTTGGGTTTCCACCGTCCCAGATATTACCTCTTTGTTGAACTACGTAGAAAATACCATCTGATCCTGCTCCGTTTGGCGCAGCACCACCGTCTCCTAATGAAGTTGCAGCCGTTGATCCTGTTTCAGCAGGTACAGCTTCGATCATTGAAGTTTCTAAGTAATCGTCAAATCTAAGTCTTGTTTCATGCTCAGATTTTAAATACCATAAATATCCTGTTCCACCGTCTTCAGTAGTGATTTCAACCCATCCAATTTGAGCCATGTCAGATCCAGATACAGTGTATGTATCTTTTAATATGATAGGCTTATTTTCAAAGATAAAATCGACAGATTCTAGAGAACCGTCCATTCCGGCAGTTCCTTTTCTGAATTCAGAACCATAGATAAATACTGTAACATCAGCATTTCCTGCACCAGTTCCAGCAGTTACTAACCCTGCAGCTTCATAACAAGCAACAGTAAACTGGCCTCTACCGTTTGCACCTGTAGGCGCAGTAACCGCAGTTACAACAGCTTTATTGATACCAGAACCATCGTTTTGTACAATAGCTACTGTTTGTCCGATTCTTACAACTTGATTTGCAGTTGTAGGGTCTAATACATCATTTACTTGAAATTGAGGGTTACCCACACCTTGCGCTGCAGCAGTTCCTACTTGAGTATATTTAGTATGCAATCTACCTTGTTCTGCCCATTTAATAAGGTCAGAATTAGTAGGCATCTCAGCTCCTACCATTCTTAGGAAAGATGAGATAGTTCTATTTCCATAACGCTCAAACTCTTTTTCATAAGTATCTGGAAGATACTGATTCAAAAAGTCAAAATTAGTTATGTAGTTTTCCGTGCTTGGAGTTCTTTCTGAACTCGGAGTCAACGCAAAAGTTGGAGTTATTTTAACTTGTCCAGCCATAATTTTAAATTTTATTTATTTATATTAATTTTTCTTTACACTTTTAATTCTGAGTCCTCTGCTTGAAGGCGGAGAAACAGATTTAACTTGAAATCCTCCTTTTGTTGTAACCTCTGGCACACTACGCTCCGACATATTTATATTTTTAGTCTTACGTATTACGTCTTCAGTTGCATTTGATTTGCCTTGCTCATAAAAAAACGAAGCAAATTTTTCAGGATTCATTGCTATTGCTAAAGAGCGGTGGTATCCTTCAGGATCTTTAAGCATCCCTGAGTCGTCCAAAAATTTATTTACAAAATTCATTGGAGTATCTTGAGCTTTTCTTAGATCTGCAGGACTACCAGGAGAAAACATTATGTCTGAATCGTTTATTTTAAATTTAAAACCTTTAAACTCGTTGTTAAACAATTCATCGCTTTTCTTCGCAAACCACTGGGACTTGCGATGGCTTTCTTCTTGTTGCGTTTTAGCATCACTCACATATTGCCTATAAGCTTTTAATTCTTCGTTTTGAGAGGCTGAACTTTCTCTTGACTCAAGAGGCTGTTTGTATACTTCCTGCTGTTCTTTAAAGAATTTTTTTGCTTTTGCAATAATTTTTTTCTTTGCTAATTTTACTTTTTTAATAACTGATGGTTCGTCAACCTCTTCATCAAATTTATAATCCTCCATCAAGGAGTCTATATCCTCTGGGTCTAACCCTTCCTCAGTTATAGTTAAATACTCTTTTAGCAAAGAGTCAGGATTCATGTCAGAATAATCTTTTTGTAATTTTACATAGTCACTCAGACCTCTTCCTGTTTCTTTTTTATACTTAAAGTAAGCGGCAACGTCTTCTGGAAGCGGCTCCGCTTCTTCACGCTCGCTTATTAATTCATCAATTGAATTAATTTCTTTACCGTATCTTTTACCAATATATGAAAGAACGTCGTCTTCTTTTAATTCTGAAGACTCTTTCGGTTGAACCTCTTCTTTTTTTTCGGCTTCGGGTTCTTTAACCGTATCTTGTTTTACTTCTTCTTGATCAGATTCTGAATCAGCAACTTTAATATTTGCCGTTTCTACTGTTTCTTCAGAAGATTGATCTTTTTCGTGCTTATCTAAAAGCTCTTGTTCAATTTCTTGTTTTGACTTTTGAACTACGTCTGTAACTTCTTTTACTTTTATTTCCATTAGATTAGATTAGATTTTATACAAATTTACATAAAATATAAATACACTTTTTACTACCTTGGATCGAACTCTGCTAAGTCAAAACCATCCATTGAATCCTCATTTGATTCAAAGTTTTTAGGAGGTAAATTATTTTTTCTTTGATTAATTAATTGAGATTGCTCGGTGTTTTGTTGGCTAATTCTATTTTTCTTACCTTCCTCTCTAGCACCCTCTCTAAAAGCTAAAGCATTTTCTGAAACATTTCTAAGCTGTTGATTATAAGCAAATTCTTGTTTCATTAATTCAGATTTTAAATTAGCTTCATTATTTTGTTTTTCAATTTCAAAAGCTATTTCTGCTTGTTTAACTTTCATTTTTGCTTGCGCTTCTAATTCAATTTTTTGAACTGCAACTTGCGCTGACATCTCTTGTGATTTTAATTGTTGTTGAGAAATCATAGCTTGTTTTTGCATTTCTCTTTTTTCGTCAGCTTCCTGCTTAGACTTACGTTTTACTTTTAATAATTGATTTGCAAGTTTAAGGTTTTTAATTTCACGAATATCAATGGCATCTTCTAAATTAATATCTTGCTTTGATAAAGCCATTTGAATATTTTGTTCTAACATTGCTTTTTGTTCTTCGTCAGGAGATAATTCTATAAACACCCCAAAGTCATATATATATAATTCTGATATTTCACCTAGTATGCTTACATTATATTTTCCTATTTTATTAATAAAATCATCTTTGAAGTCAGCATACTCTAGTATATCAGCTACCCTATACGTTAACGCTTCGGCTAACGTACGATATATGTAAAGACTTCCATCTAATATATGGCGAGTAGCTGTATTTGAATTTAGTGCTGCTAATTTTTGCACACCTACTAAAGCTTCCGCAGATGGTGTAGAACCATCACGTGCCTCATTTAAACCAGTTACAGATCGTATCATGTCAAGGTAATGATTATAATTAGCTATTAACATTTGAGTTTTTGAAGCTCCAGAATTACTTGTTAACTGCTGTATTGGTACACGTCCTTGATTGTATTCCCCCTCTTGAGTATAACTACGACCAACAACACTACCGGTTTGAAAGTATAAACGAAGTGCGTCTTCTGGATTATACGCTGATCCAGTTCCTAAATCCACTTCATTCAAACCATCAGCATCTATGTAAACACCATCAGGAACCACTCTAGCAATAACTTGTTGAAGTTTTAAATGAGTCATTTGAATGAGATCAGCAAAAGGAATCATTCTTCTAACCAGTGACTCTATTACTCCCTTATACATTCTAGGAGCAACTGCAACATAGTTAGGTAATGCGTGTTGTGAAGATGATTTGGGTCTCACCATATTTTTAGCTAACTCCCATTTAAGAATTATGTTTGTTCCCATAACCATAACACCATCATACCAAACATCAATTGTTTTTTCAATCTTTTCAAACTTCCCTTCTTCTATCATTTCTTCAGGTGGATTAAAAGTGTCATCTTTTTCAATCATCCTAGTAGCTCCACTTTCAGTAGTTTTTTTCTTATATACTATTTTTTTAGTAGTCTTGTAGTTAAAATACATTAATGTACAAGTATCTCTATAAAATATATCGTTTTCATAATACTGAGCAGTATTAAAGTAATCATACCAACTCTGACTGTACTGAGATATTTTTTCCAAATCTTCCCTGGTTAATGTCGGATCTATTTTTATTAACTCACTAATGCCTACGGTTTTTATTTCACCCCAGTAAAAACAATCTTTAAAAAAAGGATCCTCAGTATAGCTATAAACAACATTAGCAGGATCTACATAAGACACTTTTACACCTGCACCTGGTAAAAATTCATGCTTTGCCATCCCTACGCCTACAACCATTTGATCATAATCAATACGCTTACGTATATCATCGTAATGATTTTCAGCAAACATTGTATCAATCGCTTCTTCTTCTGCAATTTCAATAGCCGGTTTATAATTTAAATTCATATATAATGATAGTTCTTCGTCGGAGGCAGGTAATTCGTCAGGATCCATAATAAAAGGATCAAAGCCTGTTTCTTCTTTTATGGTAGTAAGTACAGGTTTAGCTGCCATTTGTCCCTCTATCATGTCTTGATATTTGCTTCTTTTTGATTGAGACAAAGCGTCTTGCGCATATGCTTTTACTTTAAACAAACGGTTTTGCATACCATTAACAACAATGTCTACAAATTTGGGTAATATAGGAACAGGAGTCCAATCAAGGTTTAAATAAGATAAATCACCATCTACGGCTAATTCATTTTTATATTTTGCTATGGATTGCTCTCCTCTAGCATAAAGTCTGAGCCTATTAAAATCTCTCCATTGGCTATAATACCTACAACCATTTGAATCTTTTCTAAACCACTCATACTGTATTGCTTGTCCAATCTGTAGGCCAAAATCATCAGTTGCTTTTTCAGCATCAGATACAAATTGACTTGGAAATCCTACAGATGAAATGTTTATTTTAACTTCTTTCATCTAATTATTTCGCTTATGTTACCACTATTAGTATATCTTGCAAAGTTAAGATTTATTTTGGATTGTTTTTGAACAGGTAAATACAAGTTTTTTTGATTAGCCATAATAGCTAATCCCGAACTAATACTTGCATCGTACTGTGTACGATTACTAATATCAAATCTTGACCACTCTTCTAAAGTTCTAGTAAAATACATTGTACCCATTAAGTTTTTTTCTCTAGACTCACCGTTTAAATCTATTCCTATATATGTTTCAATATAAGATTCAATGGCTGCGGCATGAGACTGTTTAACATCTTCAGAAGTATTAGGTATGCCTCCTAATTCTTTTTCTGTTCTTGAAAGTTTATTATAATGTTTGTCAGGACGGTTCATACAAAATCCTCTATACCCTCTGTTTTTAAAATGATACAACAGTCTAGGTTTATTGTTTTCTATAAGTATTGGCATGCTATAAAAAATACAAGCCATTAATACTTCTTCAAAAAATATTTCTGCGGTTTGAGGTCTAGCAACATACTCTAAAAAAAACTCATTACTCGGAGCCTCTTCCATGCTAAATTTTGTTAATCCGTGTAGTGCTCCATTAGAACCTCTACCACCAACAGTTCCTGATATATCATAAGAGTCACAACCAAAAGCACCAATGTGCTCATTGATAGGATACTTAGTACCGTTTTTTTCTATATATTTATTATTTAAGTTTTTATTTGGCGTCCACGAGACTCGAAATCTTCCACGTGGGTTGGGAGAAAATACAACTTCAGTGTCTTTTACTCCATTTTTCCATAAAAAACTTCCTCTTGTGACGTGACGATCCATAATTAAAGAGTCGTTGTAATCTATTTGCTGATATATTTTTGTAAGATTAAATAAAGAAGATTTACTTTCATCCCTAAATGCGTGTGAGTGAGATCTTGGAAACTGTCTGTAAAATTCATTTAATGCATCAGGATCTTTTTTTAAAGAATTAACTTCAGCCTCCCAATAATCAATAGCACCATTATCAATCATTTCTCCATCAACTCCTAAAATCGGTTCCTTAGGTTTCCTAAAAACTGGCATACCAAACTTATCAATAAATCCTTCCATGTTCCATTCCATAGGAATAAACAAAGAATACATGCCACTTTTAGTTTGGCCATTAGAATTTCTAGTTGCCACATCCGAGTCTTCAAATAACTTTTTAAAGTTTGCACCTCCCTTACTCAAAGCATTAGAGGTAGACCCCATCATACATTTGCCAATAATTTTACTTCCCAGTCTCAAACAAGTTTTAGTAACACGCCAGTTGTTTAATATATTATTAGGCTTAATCCATTTACCACTCTCATCATGAACTAATAACAAAAGTTTTTCTCCATCATAAGAATTTTCGTCGGTATTTTTCCAGTCTATTGTTGTGTCCAAACCATATAGCTCATCGTCAACTGCATCATACATATTTTTTTTAGTAATTTTGCTCGCAGGTATACGAAATGCCAGCTCTGTTTTTGGTTTATCCATACCGTCTTGGATTGGTTTAAAAAAGAAAGGCAATCTGTTGGCTATTGGAACTACTTTATCAGTAAACATTTTTTTAGCATCGGAACCTGTTTTTGACAGTATACCTACTCTTGCATCTTTTGCTAAAGTTCCTGTGTTTACACATTCAGAAGATCCCATAAATGAAAAACCAGATCTACGTATTTTTAAATAATCCAAACCAAAACACCTCTTATCAGCTTTACAGGCCTCCCAATAAATAAAAAAAATCCTATTAGCCTCTCTAAAGTCTGGATAGCCAACGTCAATACTAGTCCATTGTAAGTACATGTAATGAGAACCAGTCATATAAGTTGGAATACCTTTATTATAAAACCAGTAACCTAGCTCTCTTCTATCAAATTCTTCCTCTATGTAATCTACCCATTTATTTTTAAAAGCAATAGGCATTTCATTCCACTGAAAAATAGAAGATATTCTGCTTAAATCTTTAGCAAGAGGCAATCTTTCCCAATGCTGTTCATTAACCTTGTTGTTTTTTTTAAATATTTTTGAAGGTTGTTTTGGTAGCCCTATTACTAAACCGTTAATGTTTATTACAGATCCTAGCTGTCCAGTTTTAGATATAATAACTAAATTATATTTTTCGTTATACCCATACAACCATGTTTTTGCTTTGTTTTTATTAAACAGAACAGTTTTAGAAATGTAATTTTGTAGAACTACATACAATTTATTTTGACCTTCTTTCTGCAAATCCTTGTTTAGTTTGAGTTTTAACATTGTTAACTGACATGTTTATATTTTCTTGCTCAACATCAATTTTATTTAATATTTCAAAAGCGTCAAATATTGCCAGCTTTTTTGTGGCTGCTGCATTTTTTAGTCTGTCAGCGGCTAGTTCGTCTTCGGGATCGGGTTTAATAATATCTTCTTTAGCCACTTTTATTAGTTGTGCTACTGCCTTTCTCCCAGCTTCAATAATCTGCAACTTTAATAACTCTGAACTCATAACATTAAAGTAATTTGATGATCATACATTCTATACAATTTTTCTCCGTCAACTTCAAATTCATATTCGCTTTCTGGTTTAAATGAAACCTTCATATCTTTTTTTACTCCTTTACTTAATAAATAATCATTTGGATATTTCATAGTTCCCATCAAAGGCTCTTCTTTAAATCTTTTAAATAAAAAAGATTTTTCTTTATCTATAGGTTTAACAAAACAATATCTGTCGTGACTATACCACTTGCCTTTGTGGTTATACATAAAAAATTGATCGTTATCTACAAAAAATAAATCATCTTTGAAATAGCTTTTACCGCTTCTTTGCCTACCTTTCATATCGTTATAAAACTTAAACACATTATGATGAACTAAAAGAATGTCACCTGGCTGAATGGGTCCATTATATTTTAAAGGTAATGAAATAACTATAGCTTTTCTGTTAGAAGCTTTATGGTTTTCTTCAGAACTGCTTGTAATAAATTCAACACCAGAAATAGTTTTAGTATTATTATACCTTTTTTTATTAACCGGCGTGACAATAAAACTGTGTAGTGCTTGCATTAAAAATTAATATTATATTCAATTGAAACAGGAACTTCAGCAGTAAATTCTTTCCATAAAAGAACTTCATCTTTACGCTGTATCCATATTTTTATTGAGTGGGAGTCCGACTCTTGTTGAATTAAATGTATAAAGTATTTACCATTTAAAATTTCTTGTCCAACTATATAGTGCATAGCCCCAGATTTGTAATCTGGTCCGACGGAAATCTTCCTTATGTCCATTAGATTAGATTTAATTTATATATAAAGATACAAATTATTTAACGTCCTTGTCCACGGTAAGTTTTACGGTAATTTTTAGAAGACTTTAAAGAAGACGTTTTAGTTTTAGAATGTACTCCTGGTCTTTTGACTTTAAATGTAAGTTGGCGTGTGCTATAATTGATTGTCTTTGCCACTATTCATCATATTAGTTTTATGCTTGCTGCCTGCTGAAGATCCAAAGTAATACCCAATGACTTGTGTAAATGCAGCCACTACAGCGCCAAACCCCATATCAAATAATCTTTGTGATTCTTCTGGTATTTGCCATAGCCCTATTGCTCCCGCAACCACACCAATAAAACATAAAGTAATTCCCCAGCCCACGGTTTTAAATAATATGTCATCAGATCCTGCTGCTAATGCCGCCATTTCTCTTTGTCTGGCTGAAGCCCTATCAGCGACTTCCGCTTCATAGGCTTCTAAGACCATCTCTTGTGCTTTTATTTTATCTTCTGGTGGTGCGTCTGAGTTTTTAATAGAAGATACAACTTGTTCTACAGACATTTCGCCTTGAATTAAACTGCCTAGTGTTGGGTTAATTAAACCCACTGCTCCTTTTAAAAGTTTTCCTACAGTTGTTTGACCGAATTTTTTTTTAGGCTTGCTCATATTATCATGTATTTAGATTTACCATCTTTTTTATAGGCTTTTAAAGAGCGACCTCGATTTTCATCTATAGATACATAGCTCACGTGTACCCAATCAGGATTTTTATCGTCACCAAACTCCCATATAATCTGATCAAAATTTAAATTATCTTTAATATAATTAAACATTTCAGCATTTGTCTTATATCCAAAGGTATCATCCAGGTCCATCGCACGTCCCTGGCAATGTTGTGACCGAGAACTTCCCCCAATAGCTTTATTTAATTTTTTGGATCTGTAAAAAGAATTTATTTTAATAGGGCCACCAACCCATTTTCTAAGAGGTTCAAATATATGATGCGCTATAGCAGCCATATTCCCTTCGGCATATCCATCAGGTATGTTATTTATATTTAATCTTGTTGCAGTATTTGAGTGTACGCCTTCTTTGTATGAAATATGTTTACTTATTTTTTCCATACATTATATACCATTTGTGTAAAGTATACCCTATAGCTATTATAGATAGTATTATTTTTAGTATTACATCTAAATTTGTCATAGATGTCATTAGAGCAATAAAATTTACTCCATATAATTTTAAATCACTTACATTCATTTTTAACATAAATATAGTTTATATTAATTTTTCCTCCTGTTGTAGTTTGTGTATATTTCATTTTTTATTATAATCCAAACGTTGCTTTATTTGCGTCAAAATTATTTAAAACATTAGCTGCGGTTAATGCTGTTTTATACATTCTGCAAATTCTAAATATTCCATTCCAACTTCTATAAGACGAAGCGCCTATTCTATTTCCAATATAAAGAGGATAAGAGCCCGTTTGTGGTGTACCTGCTGGCACTGAAATAGGATTAGGAGCGCCTAAGGACGCACCATTTACATAGACTTCAACATCGGAATTTGCGCTGTCAGCCACCCAAACAACTTGACTCCAATTTCCATAATTTGGCCCGCTAGCAGGACCTATATTTACATAGGTAGTTCCTCCTCCGGTTCTAACTAAAGAATGAAACCCTCCTGCCGTTGAAGTAGAGCTTGCACCATAGAGGCCTAAAACAAAATTTTCACCAGCTTGAACACTCCCTCCCTGCCAGGAGTTTGCAAATACAGCACCACCAGAACCTGAGCTATCAGTATTTTTACCATCTATTCTACACCAAACCTCTAAACTCCAATTAGTATTAGTAGTATTCATAAAAGTAGAATCACTCATGTTTACACTACTATAAACATTTCCTTGACTACTTACACTCGAATTATCCACTTGAAAAAACCAACCTTGATTTCCTGATGGATCTTGGTATGCTGCACCAGTTTTAACTACA